TCAACCCGCCCTGGGTTTTCTTAACGTCCTTCGCATTAGGGCTGCTCCGGGCCATCGCTCCCTTGTGTAATGCAGTCGGGTAAGGACGATGTGCTTGGATTTAGTGGCATATTTGATCAGGATTTTAGAGGTATATGCCACAAACCCGGTCATTTCTGCCTGCGTTTCCATAGGTACTTCAAGCGCTAAACCTTTGAAATTCAAAAGGTCATGAGGTTTTTTGAGGGTCGACTAAGTAAAGGTAAAACTTTTAAAGGGTTGGGTCACATCTACTTTTGCGCTATAGTTTTGGATGCGCTGCCGGCTGTCTCTATCAGCCAGCAGAATGTTCCGCAGGAGTCGGCCATCGGGCCAGTAGGTTCGCGATTGGGAATGGCTTTGGGTGTCGTTGTGGTAGAGAAAGTAGTCCAGGCTAAGGGATAAGGCCTTGGCGGTGGCATCGGGTTTAAAGGTGTAATACAGGTTTAGGGCGTGGTAGTCTTGGAATCTGATCTGCTCTTCTCGGGTTTCGATTAAGGAGTCGAGTTGTTCGCAGCGGTTTAGGATGCGCATCACATCGTGAAGTCTAGCCGGGTTTCCTTTATTAGCGCTGCCGGAATACTGCAGGTCCAGACTCGTGCGGTCGGAGGAGGTATGGCCCAGGGCCAGGCGGCCTGAGAGGGCCTTGTAATTCATCTTGTTATGGGTGGTCTCAAACCAGGTTTGATCGGGATAGTAGTTGCGGGCGGTATCGGCTCTACCGAAGGATTGGTCTATCGCATTGAGGTTGAGAGAGAAGTCGAGCTTGTCTTTGCGGTAAGAGAAGTGCCCTCCTGCTCTGTAGTAGGGATAGATGTCTACGCCTGATGCGCCTCGGAGTTCAGCGCTCCAGTGGTCGCGTCGCCCCTTTTTATAAACGAGATTGATGAGTCCGCCATTGCCTTCGGCTTCGTATTGGGCTGGGGGATTGGGGAGGACTTCGATGCGCTGGATGTCGTCGGCGGAGACGGAGCTGAGAAATTGTGTGAGGGCTTCTCCTTTCAGAGGTAGGATTCGACCGTCGACCATAACGCGCAAGGGGCCTTTTCCGATCAGGGGTAATTCGTCTTCGCGCAACTGGACGCCGGGGGTCATGCGCAGCGCATCCAGGGCGTCGCCCCCGGAAGCGGCGATGGAATTCTCCACATGGAACACCAGGCGATCTACCTTTTGTTCTACCAGCTTTTTATGCGCGGTCACGACTACTTCGCGCAACTGTAATCCGCCGCGGATCGAAAGGGTGCCCAGGTCGCGGGATCGGGTCAGTCGGATCTGCTTATCGTAGACTTCGCGTCCGAAGCGATCGGCCTTGAGTTCGTAGTCGCCGCGGGGCAAATTCAACTTGAAAGCGCCTTAGAGATCGGTCAGCGTCCCCCCCGAGACGGAGTCGCCGTGTAGGACGGTCACCTCGAGGTATTCGATGGGATGACCCGCCTTATCCTTGAACTTTCCCGATAGGACGACCTGAGCACAGACCGAGTGGGCAAGGAATAGGAATAAAAAAGCAACCGAAAAGCTTGATTTGAAGTCTTTCATGATTATCAAACATTTCTGTAATAATACACATTTTGAGAGCTTTGCACATGCTATGAAAAAAGGGGAGATTTTCGTACCTTTAGCCTCCGAGTTAACCACATTCGTATAACATGGGCTACAAGACAAGTGCCCCCAGGTCTCCTTCTGTGATCCTTACATAGCACGCCACACCCGAAGGCACAAGTTCTTCAAGTCTATCAATACTATTGTAGACTGGGAACCCCTAGTCAAGGAATTGGACAAGATTTATACGCGAGGCAGAAACAAAGCTGGGCAGCGTGCCTATCGTGGCATCTTATTGTTCAAGATGCTGCTCATCGGCATTGGGTACAATCTGTCAGATGAACAAACCCAAGACATGATCCTCAATAGCCTTTCCGCTATGGATTTCTGTAGCCTAAAGCTTGAAGACGACGTATCTGATCATAGCACCCTGAGCCGCTTTTGCAGTGAACTAGCTGCCAAGAAGGCTTTTGATCGCATACTCAGAAAGCTAAACGCTCAGCTCAAGGACAAAGGCATAATGGTACACTCGGGCAAGGCCAAGGTAGATGCCGAGCATCACCCAAAGTCCCCGTAGTCCCAAGGGCAGAAAGACTTACCAGGTGGCCGAGGATCGCTTCGAGCAGGACAGCTCCCAAGCTCAACAAGATAAGGAGGCAAGTCAGATGAAGCTCATCGAGGTAGCGCAACCCGGGGTGGATGCCCAGGGCAGGTGGTTGAAAAAAGCAGATAAGCTTCGCTATGGCTACAAGCGGCACATAGCCGTGGATGAAGCTGGGATGATAGAAGGGGTATATACCACAGCGGCCAATGAGCATGAGAGCAAAGGCTTGATCCGGTTACTCAAAGAATTGCCCCAGGCAAAGAAAGAGGAAGTATGGACAGACAAGGGTTATAAGACCCCGGCCAACGATGAGGCCTTGGCCAGCCAAGGGATAAAAAACAGGATACAAGAAAAGGGCTACCGCAACCGCCCTTTGACCGCTTGGCAAAAGTGCCGTAATAAACTCATCAGTGAGCAGCGCTACAAGGTAGAGGGCAGCTTCGCTAGGCTAAAAAAGTGGTTTGGCGGCGGGATATGCCGTTACATAGTCATGGAAAAGACCCACGCCCAGCATAGGTTAGAAGCCATCGCCTACAACTTAAAGAGGAGCCCCGGTTTGGTGCGGTCAAAGGGCGTTTTATAAGCCAGAACATGGGATAGGTGGGTCTAATAAGCACCTAAAGAGGCGATAAAGCCTGCAAGAGCGGTAAAAATAGCCGCTTTGTTGGACTAAAAACGGCTTTTTCTGTCCAAAAAGGCAAACAAGGGCATCCCACGCGAAAACTACCCGAGTTATGCAAAGCTCTCATTTTTTTATTTACTGGCTCTGAAGCTTAAGCCGCTGACGGCTACATTGCAGTAAAAGGTAGGGCATTCCATGTCCGATAGCCAGAGATGCCGCTCCGATGGAGCTCAATGGGTTAGGCGTCTTGCTAGCTACAAAGGTGTCGCCGCGCTGCGGCTGAATAGCACACCCAGGTGAAGGGCTGCCGCCCCGCGGTTTTACTCTATAGGGAGCTTTTTCTACTTTTGTGGCTATGAAAGCATGCTACGACGAGGATTTTAGGATTGGGCTTTTGGGGGGCGGACAGTTGGGTCGCATGTTGATCCAGTCTGCGCTGAATTTTGACGTGGCGGTAGCTGTGCTAGACCCTGACCCGCAAGCGCCCTGCGCTGCACTGGGTGACCCTTTTGTGCTGGGAGACTGGCGCGATTTCGACACGGTGCTGCGCTTCGGGAAAGACAAAGACGTGGTCACGGTGGAGATCGAACATGTATCGGTAGCCGCCCTAAAGGCGCTCGAAGAACAAGGCGTCACGGTGCGCCCGGCCTCTTCCATCCTGGAAAAATTGCAGGATAAAGGCTTGCAAAAGGCGTTTTACCGCGAAGCGGGCTTTCCCACTGCGCCTTATGTGCTGGTGGAGGACAAAGCGGCGATAGCGGAGCTGGAAGGCCGCTTTTTCCCGGCGGTTCAAAAACTGAGAAAAGGGGGATACGACGGCAAAGGGGTGTGCGTGTTGCAGGGCAAAGCGGATTTATCTAAGGCCTTTGATGCGCCTTCGGTGCTGGAGCAGTACGTCCCCTTTGAGCGGGAGGTATCTACTTTGGTGGCGCGAAATGCACGGGGGCAGTCGAGTATCTTTCCGCTGGTGGAATCGCGCTTTAACCCGGAGGCCAACCTGGTGGAGATGCTCTTCTCCCCTGCGGAGGTCGAAGCGGAAATCCAGGGGGAAGCTGCACGCCTGGCCTTATCTCTGGCCGAAAGCCTGGGCCTAGAGGGCATCTTGGCGGTGGAATTTTTCCTGACGCGGGAGGGACAGCTGCTGATCAATGAGGTAGCGCCCAGGCCACACAACAGCGGGCACCATACGATCCAAGCCAATGTGACTTCTCAATATGAACAACACCTGCGGGCGGTGCTCGACCTGCCGCTGGGGGAGGCGCGCGCCTATCGCGCAGCGGCAATGGTCAACCTGCTGGGTGCGATGGGCGAGCGCGGCGTGCCGGTGTACGAAAACCTGGAGTCTCTGCTGCAGCAACCCGACGTCCACGTGCACCTCTACGGCAAACGACAGACGAAGCCTTACCGAAAGATGGGGCATTTTACGGTACTGGGAGCGGATGCGAAAGAGGTGGTGGCCCGGGCAGAAGAACTGAAGAATTGCGTTAAAATCCGAGTGAAATGAACGAGAAAGTAGCCCTGATCATGGGGAGCGACAGCGACTGGACTGTGCTGCAAGAGGCCGCCAACGCGCTGAAGCGATTTGGAATTTCTCATGAGGTAGACGTCCTCTCAGCGCACCGCACGCCTGAGCGGATGATGGATTTCGCGCGCAGGGCACACGAGGAGGGCTTCGGGGTGATCATCGCTGGAGCGGGTGGGGCCGCACACTTGCCGGGGATGACGGCGGCCTTTACCCCCCTGCCGGTGATCGGCGTACCTATTAAATCCTCGAATAGCCTGGCGGGCTGGGACTCGATCCTGAGCATCTTGCAGATGCCCAATGGGGTGCCGGTGGCTACCGTGGCGCTCAACGCGGCGCAGAACGCGGGCATCCTGGCCGCTCAAATCTTGGGCGTGGGCAACCCCAGCTTGCGAGAATGGGTGCGCGCTTACAAAGCGGAGCTGGCAAGGCAAACGGAAGAAAAGGCCAGTGCACTCAAAGACGACACTGGCCTGGGAACGAAGCTTTAAAAAGGCATCTCATCCCTCTCTTTCTCACTTATAGATCTGATACCTCTCGGAGACGTAGTCCCAGTTGATGAGCTGGAAGAAATTCTCGATGTAGTCCGGACGGCGATTATGATACTTTAAGTAGTAGGCGTGCTCCCAAACGTCTAAACCTAAAATGGGGGTGCCCCCGCAGCTGACCCCAGGCATTAAGGGGTTGTCCTGGTTGGGGGTGTGACAGACGCAGAGGGCGCCACCGGGCTGGACGCAGAGCCAGGCCCAACCGGATCCGAACTGGGTGGCGGCTGCCTTGGAAAAAACTTCGCGAAAGCCCTGGAAAGAACCGAAAGTGCTCTCGAGCGCCGCTTTGAGCGCCCCCGTGGGCTCGCCTCCCCGCTCAGGGCCCATCACTTTCCAGAATAAGCTGTGGTTGTAATACCCACCGCCGTTGTTGCGCACAGCGGCCTTTCCCATCTCTAAGTCGCTGAGGATCAAATCTATGGATTGACCGTCCCAATCGGTGCCCTCGATAGCGGCGTTGAGCTTTTGGGTGTAGCCCGCGTAGTGTTTGTCGTGGTGCAAACGCATGGTCTCTGCATCGATATAGGGTTCCAAAGCCTCGTAAGCATAAGGCAAGTCATCTACTTTAAAAGCCATCTTGTTGCTGTATTTTAAGGATTCAACATGGTTGGCATAAAAGTAGTGAAATTATGCTGAGCGCAAGCGGAGATGCAGTCGCTCTCTTGGTTTTGCACTATACTTGTATAGGGATAAATCCATCGGGCTTATGCGGTATGTGAAGGGGGTGCTCTACGCGCTTTTCGGCTTGGTCTGCTCAGCTGTTCTCCTAGCCTATGCCACAGGCTATGGCTATCTGATCCCAGGAGTCAGACAGACCTACCTCAGGGGGTACAAAACGGCGAAACCCGACAATTATAAATTCGAGAGCTTTGCATAACTCGGTTCGTTTTCTCGTGGGATACCCTTGTTCGCCTTTTTGGCCAGAAAAAGCCGTTTTTAGTCCACCAAAACAGCTATTTTTACTGTTCTTCGAGGCCTTATCGCCTCTTTAGGTGCTTATTAGACGCACCTATCCCATGCTCTGGCTTATAAAACGCCCTTTTCCCACACCAAACCGGGGCTCCTCTTTAGGTTGTAGGCGATGGCTTCTAACATATGCTGGGCATGGGTCTTTTCCGTACCTATGTAACGACATAACCCGACTTCAAACCATTTGTTTAGTCCGGAAAAGGTGCGCTCTACCTTGTAGCGCTGCTTGCTGATGAGTTTATTGCGGCGCTTTTGCCAAGCGCTCAAGGGGCGGTTACGATAGCCCTTGTCCTGTATCCTGTTTTTTATCCCTTGTCTGGCCAAGGCCTGATCATTGGCCGGGGTTTTATACCCCTTGAGACCGTTGCACGGGGTGTGTTGATTTGGGATAAAAAATCCAAGCTGAAGAGTTGGTTTTGAAGGCCCTTTGCCCTAACTTGCGCTTATGAAAAAAGCAGACACACCCAGCCTAGCAGACGCGATTTGTGATACGCGTACTCGAAAGATAAAGACTCAATTCTTTGACCTGTCAGATTAATGCCCTTATCGATTGGAAACCTGTAAAGCAGCTTATCCAACGGCATTACACCAAAGGAAAAAGCGCTACTGGAAAACCTGTCTACGATGGCTTGCTGCTCTTTAAAATGTGCCAAGTACAAACTTGGTACGGATTAAGTGATTACCAGGTGGAGGAACGCGTGAATGATAGCCTATCCTTCAGCTATTTCTGTGGCATGACCATAGAGCAGGTAGCACCGGATCACAGCACAATAAGCCGATTCAGAACTCAAATGACAAAGGCAAAGGCTTATGATGCCTTGTTAGAGGCTATCAACGTGCAGCTTGAGTCTCACGCTATATTGGTAAAGATAAGGCGCTATAGTAGATACCCCCTTGAAGCCAAAAGGCAAGGCTATTTATCAAGTGCTAGAGCAAGAGCCTACACAAACAAATCAACAGCAGCAGACTTCAAAGCCTGGCAAAGTTTTGCACAAGCATTACCCTAAGGCTTTGGACAACCAAGGAGCCAGGGTGAAGAAAGGAGGGAAATTGCGTTATGGATACAAGAAACACTATGTGACCAATCAAGAAGGCTTGGTTCTCGGGGTATTGACTACCCCAGCTAACGTTCACGAGATAAGCCAATTGAAAGCTGTGCCGGAGACTACAAAGCTAACCCCAGGCATAGGGCTACAGGCAGACAAGGGATATCAATCAGAGAAAAATCGAGTTCTTCTAAAGCAACAGGGATTAAAAGATAGAATACTCAAGAAGGCCATAAGGCGTAGAGGACTGAGCCGATGGGAACCACGCTTCAACAAACAAATCGGTCAGATGCGCTATAAAGAGCGCACTTTTGGGAGTATAAAATGCTGGTTTAAGAGTCATGGTGCGCGCTATGGAGGCCTAGAAAAGATGCACACGCAGAACGTGATGGAAGCCCTGGGATACTTGGCTCTATGAGTTAAAATTCGGAGAAATTCCCGCTATTTTGCTTGGGTATTTGTGCAAACCGAGCTTGATTTCGGATGATCGACCAGGTCATTTGATCGTAAAATCCGGTGAAAAGACCACGCTCTCAAGTCTGTCAGACTTTTACAACGGTCTTTATGTTTTTGGAACTTGGCCATGAAGTGGGGACTATCATCTCTGTATCGGTCTAAAATCTCTCTTGCTTGAGGAAATACCTTGTTGTTGATCACTTCAGTTGTGCGCCCCTTGAAACGCTGGAAGATTATACGGCCGTTCTTGTAGTGCTCTTTGTAATTCAAATTGATCAAGTCAACAAAATCAATGCCCCCGAGGTAAAACAGTAACAGAAATACGTCCTTGTAAAAGCAATCTTTTGAGCCCAACACGGTTTGTAATTCTTTCGAGTCCAATGCCTTACTCTTTGTCTTTTCCGAAGGGCGTAACTTGCCCACAAATGGATTTTTACCACTCAGGTAGCTCTGCTCTGTAGCTTTGTTCCAAAGTGCTCGCAGAGAACGCAGATAAACATTAAGACCATTATTCGAGTGGTGCCATTGCGCTATCCTACGTGATACATACTCACCAGTCAAGGTCGTAAAGTCATCCTGTCCCAACCACTTAAGCGCGGACATATAAGCTTCTTTTGTCTTCTCAGCCATCTTCAAGGACTCTACAAACGATTGGACATCAAAATGATCGTCCCTTCTGATTCTGAATTGCCTTGCTAGATAATCAACACTCCAGCTTTCACGACTGGCTTTGGGCAGTAGCGTAGCTATTTTTTTGCTCCAATCGAAGTAGTCAAAGATAAGCTCTTCGTATTGTGGATGCGAACGCTTGGGTTGCGTATCGAAGTCCTTCTTTGTCGAGTAGTAAGCTGTTTTTACGTAAGTGCTTTTCTTGGTTCTCCCGTCTGTGAATCTAATTTTTATTGGAAAACCAGCTGGAAGTTCTCTTTGATATGGGTATAGTAGGATCTTGGCCGTAAGTATCTGTCTTTTAGTTCCGAATTTACGAAATTCATTTGAAACTCATTTAAAACTTCGCGAGCAATGATAGGACATTTTGATTAGATTTTCAGGTAGGAAATAAGGAATTGGAGGGCGGTATTGAGATGAAAAAACCTTATAACTCCTTGTGAATAAGAGGATTGGGAAAGTGGAGCTGATGGGAGTCAAACCCACGATTTTTTGCCTCATAATCAAGGGGTCGCTGGTTCAAGCCCAGCTGGCCCCACTCCCCTAAAACCTCTGATTTACAAAGAGTTAGAGGGTTTTTTTATCCTTCACTTGGAGATGGAATTCAAATGATTTGAGAGCTTTGCACATGCTTTGTCAAGCAAAAAAACAAGACCTGAATCGATAAAAAGCAAGTGTTTTCACACAGAAAATAGCAATGAAATAAATGAGAAATCACTTAATAGCCTATTTTTCATAGCTGATGTTGAAGAGGGTTTCTGTTGTGCAAAGCTCTCGATTTGAAACTTTGGGGCTGTTCCCGTTAGCGGAAAAAGCGAGAAAACATCCGGTTTTTGAAGCCCTCGTAAAGCTATGACGCAAGGTTATCTGTCAGATTAAATCCCAGTTAGGGCCTTCAGCCAGGTTAGAATGTCTCTTCTCTTCCAAAACACCAAAGCAACCCCCGAGGCCAGCCCTAGGGCTGCGAAAAGCTCAAACCAAAACCCTGATCCCTTTCGCTTAACCTGTTTTTCAAAGCCTTCTTGTTCCTCTCGAGTGGCCTTTGTCCGGACTCTCTGTGCGGCTTGTCCTGTTGCGAGCTCTTGCTCTGTCCGCTTGGCTTGAGCCCTTCCATGCTCAGCGCGTTCCTGGTTGCGGCTCCTGCGAAAACGGGTCGTACGCTCGGTGAGCCGCCCTGAAGTGTCGTACTTTTCCATGACAGTCCCGGTGAATTGCTCACCCGAGCGGACTAACTCGCCTAGATCAATTGTCTTGTCCTGTATGACGGTTTCAATGCTGCTGCTATCTACCCGGGTTGAAACTTGCTTTAAGCGGCTGGTTACTTTCGCTCTCTCGCGGTTTATAGCCTTTCTGGTGCTATGCACCCGACAAGCAAGAAAAGGGCTAGAAAGAACTCCGACGGCTTCATGGCTTCATCTCAAAGTTCGGTACGTCCTTTGTATGCCAACGACCACCCCATACATTATCCGGATGCAAGCTTTCCCAATACGCACCTAAAGGCTCGACAGCCTCGAACTCATAGGTCAATCGCCCTCCGATAAAGAAGTTGAAGTCAATGGCCAGGCGGCACAAATGAGGACTTCGCTCAGTCCAGCTACACTTTGTTGCCTTGGTTAAAACCAAACCGCTCTGGTCTTCCACCGCCTGGTAGCCGTGGTAGTACAACAGCTGTTGGCTGGGCATTCTAAAGGCCTCGATAAAGCTCAGCTCTATTGCGAAATGTCCTGCCTGCTCGATTGGCCCTGCCACATTCCTCACGAAAAGACTTTGTCTGTATTGCTGGTTCATTCTAATTAGTCGACCCTCAAATAAGGCAATAGGCTATTGATTATCAACAAACTAAGTGTAAAAATACGGATAAAACCTCTTGCTAAAAAGACCGGGTTTTCTTAAGCTTCAAGCCTAAAACCCGGTCAAATGCGCCCCAAAAAGCAACCCCAGAATCAGCTGAGTTTTCTAGCGCCCTCTCTCAAGGAACAACTCAATCCAAAACACCCCCTCTATCTGCTAACCCATCACATAGATTGGAACTACTTCGAGGGGGAATTCGCCAAGCTCTATTCCCATAAAGGACGCCCAGCTCATCCCATACGCCTTATGGTCTCGCTTTTGATTCTCAAAGCCCTCTACAACCTCTCTGATGAACAACTCGTACTAGAGCAATGGGAAATGAATGCTTACTTTCAATATTTTAGTGGGGTACAGCACCAAAAGTGGGGAGCTCCCTGTGCATCCAGCGATTTAGTCTATTTCACAAAACGCATAGGCGAAAAAGGGGCAGAGAAGATCCTTAAACATTCTATTGAAAAGCACGGCAAGCACAGCCAAGAGCCTCATGTGAGTGTAGATACCACTGTACAAGAGAAAAACATCACCTACCCCACCGATGCAAAGCAGTACAAGAAAATAATAGACAAAGCTGTGAAAATAGCCCAGACCAACAAGATAAGCCTTCGCAGAAGCTACAAACGTACAGCCAAGCAATTACTCAGAGCCACGCATAATTCCACACATCCTAGGCGAAGGGTTAAAGCGCAAGCAGCCAGGGGTAAACTAAAGACTATCGCAGGGCGGTTGGTCAGAGAACTCGAGCGACACTTACCGGCAGAAGTGGCTAAGCAAGAGCTGACTCTTTTCAAAAAGGTGCTGGCTCAAGGCAAATACAGCAAGGAGAAATGCTACAGTTTACACGAGCCCCAGGTCTATTGCATGAGCAAGGGCAAGGCGCATAAGAGATACGAATATGGATGTAAGGCTTCGCTAGTAGTCACGCAAAACAGCGGAATTATCGTGGGGGCCATGACCTTTGCTCGCAACCGCTATGATGGGCATACCTTGGAAGAGGCACTAGCGCAGAGTCAGCAACTCACAGGGCTTAGGGCTAAGAGCGCCACAGTGGATAGAGGCTACAAAGGCACAGGGTCGCTCTTAGGTACACAGATCAACAGGCCAAAGCCAGCATCGAGCAAGGATACGGCCTATCAACGTAGAAGGAAGCGCAGACACTTTAGCAGGCGTGCGGCTATAGAAGCGGTGATAGGACATCTCAAGAGCGATCACAGAGCCGGTCTCAACTACCTCAAGGGGGCATTAGGAGACAGTGTAAACTTTATAATGGCAGCAGCGGGATTTAACTTCAAGAAGTTGATGAAAAAGCTCAAGGGGGAGCTTTTTTGGCACTTCACACAACTGAGTTATCCTATGAGGTTAGGCTTTGAAGGGTACTTTCTGCTATTGGAACAACAATATTGACAAATCTTTCTCATGCTACTTGAGGATAGGTCACGAAAAAAAAGCCTTTCTTGAGGGCCGACTAAGTAGTCTACCCTCAACAATGGTTTCACCGTACTGCGGTGCAAGCTAGGGTTTGGCTTGGATGAATTTTTTACACTGAAAATCAAATGGATGGAATTATACTTTTAACGGGTGTTATATGTTCATCAGAGGTTACATGTTTAATAGGGGTTACATGCTGATTAGCGAGTTTATTCATAGGATATTGCTTAGGACTATCTGGCAGTTGAAGTACTTAAGCAGGAGCTAGTTAGCAGAGTAGGCCTACAATTATCCTTTTCATTATCCCCATAGTTTTAATATACTTACTATGGTTATTAAAACAGCATATGCACCGATTATAACACCTAATGTAAGTATAGCTCATTTTAAAATTTTCAATTCTGATTTCTCTGATTTCAATTCTAATCTCATCAATTCAAATTTTTCAATTAGCTTTTCCACGTCATTCTCTGTTTTAAGATCTATCAGATCTATAATTGCTTGTTTGGTAACTCCAGTTTATCTAATGCTTTTTTTAATTCACTGAGTTTCATTGCTTTTAGATAAGCATGGTATTAGCCGGTTTATACAGTAAAGATACGCATTTTTATTCAGATAAACAAAACCGATTTATACAGTCAAATATGAATTATTTATTTACTGATTTCAAGTATTATTTTTGGTTTGTGCTGTCTTTCTTGGTGGTGTGGGTATTCTTTGGACAGTTACATAGATCATCGTGATGACAGCTAATAAACAGGCTTAATGCGGTTCCTATCAATAGAATGGTTAGATGCTTCATGGTCTTACTATTTAGCCGATCCTAAAGATAAGGCTTTTTTTACGTACTCTATCCTCAAGTAGCGTGAGAAAGACTCGTCAATGCTATTGTTTCAATAGCAAGAAGTATCCTTTAAATCGTAACCGAATAGGACAATCCAGTTATGTTTTGAGCTTTTTCATCAACTTCTTAAAGTTAAATCCAGCTGCTGCCACCATAAAGTTTACACTGTCTCCTAACGACCCCTTGAGATAGTTGCGCCCTGCTCTGTGATCGCTCTTAAGATGTTCTACCACCGCTTCTATAGCCGCATGTCTGCTAAAATGGCTCCGCTTCTTTACTGCGCTGATAATGAGCCGGGCGAATTCCCCCTCAAAGTAATCCCAATCTATGTGATGGGTTAGCAGATAGAGGGCGTGTTTGACCGGGTTTTAGGCTTGAAGCTTAAGAAACCCCGGTATTTTTAGCAAGAGGTTTTATCGGTATTTTTACACTTAATTTGTTGATAATCAATAGCTCATTGTCTTATTTGAGGGTCGACTAATTCATTCCTCATTCGGGCTTTTGCTCTTCAAGTAAGCGCTGAGCTTGCGCTCCAACTTCGCGTTTCTCTCCTCGCAGGCTTTTTGCTTGCATTCAAGCTCAGAGATTCGCCCTTTCATCGCACCGACTTGCCCGTCGTAATAGGCCTTCATGTCATTTGTGATACCTTTGTACATACTCATGATTTTTTCGCTGTTTCTCAGAATCGCGTTGTCCACCTCGGCCCTGCTGATTTTCCTCTTGTAAAACCAGGTGACAAATCCGGCGATCATAGCAGCTAAAAACTCCCCGATGTACTTTTTTAACAAAGCTTCCATGGGCTTACTCTATTATCTCACATCAAAACTCGCCTTATCTCAGGGTATGATCCCAAATTTAGAGACTTTTACCTCCCGCGTGCTGCAATTACCTGAGCATCTCCAACTCCGATAGTCCTGGGGATGTCTCTCCAGGTACAACTCGACCTGTTCGAAGAAGGTGTTGGCGTCCTTGCGGCTCTCGTGGTAGAAATTACGGCGCTCCTCCAGTGGCAAAGGCTCCGAAAAAGATGTGCTTTTGATGCTCAGCCCATGTGAGGCGCTCACCACGTGAGACTTGAGCACAAAACGCGCGTAAGCAAAGTAAGCCAGCACCGTCCCGATGCCCTCAAAAGCGTAAATCCTTCCCTGGTAGCTGTACTCTGCCCCCTGGATAAGCCTCTGATAGGGCTTTTGTTCTCGTCCGGCTACCAAATCAAAGTAAAACGCCTCGCAAAGCAGGGGTTTTAGGTCTAGCTCTTGGGCTTCGCGGATAAAAACCCGGTTGAAGTCCTTGTCTAGATACCCCTTGGCTATCTGCAGTTTGCTGGACACATACCCCTTGTCAATTAACAGTTCCATCCTCCAGTAATGCGTATTGTTTGATCCTCCAATTGGCCGTTATCGGCTCTTTGTAGTTTCGGAAAAGCTCTGAAAACAAAACCTCTACCTTTTTCCTGTCGCCCGCGATCATCGAGTTGTAAACCGACTGCGCAACCACTAGGTCATCTCCCGAGGTATTGCCCAACTTACCTTGAACAAAGTCTACCAACTGGGGCGGGATGTTCTTAAAAGACTTGCGGATGAAGTTAGCTGAGCTCTGCTCAAAGTGCGCGTACTTCTCGGCCCGGCTCTCGTTGGGTAAAGTGTCGAATCGAATGCCCCCGCTTCGCTCTGTGTCGCTGTCAAAGTCATCCTCTAGCAGCAGCAGTTTGCCGGTGTTTTCAACTCCGCGCAGCTGCTCTATATTCTCCCTAAACTGCCGCTCTTGTTGCTCGCTCTCAAACTTCAAGTGCCGGATAAAGGTCGTGTTCTCAAATCCCTTTTTCACCGTCGCATTGTAAAACAAGCCCATATGATGCTCTAGGTCTGCGTGTAAGTAGGCGGGCTCAATTAAGCTCTTGGGATAGGTGTGCTTGTCATTTAACCTGAAAAACAGCACCTGCCCTTTGTAGTTTTTCCAGCCTCCCACGCGCTCCACTTGCTCTTTGATAACCTCTGGGCGCGGGTTGTAAGTATCGAATATATCTACCTCTTCCTTCTTTAGATAGCGCCCCCATCCATTTGGAGATACCACGATCTTACCGGCGTAACCCTTGCTGTCTTTCTTGCCCAATCGACAAAGGGTATAGGGAATGATCTTGAAGTATTCCTTCTCAAAGTTCGCGTTGTATCCCACGTGAATAAAAGCCCCCTGGTGTCTCGATAGGGATTCGCTGATTTGACTTAGCAAGTCCTCGGGGGTTTGTCGCTCCCAGAAATGCTCACTTAAGTTGATGTGAGAGAGGTCTTGCTCAAAGCCACCCCCGCCTATGAAGCTAGAATAAATCCAAGCACACTGCGTAGCAGTGGGACTCGCATCGATGAGATTTTCAATCTCCAGGGGCCTTAGGCTGTCCGGGCCATTGAAGATCACACCGAATCGCTTGTTGAAGACCTCCCTGTGCTCTTCCTTGTAAGCCGATATTAAGTGGCTTTTCATCGTGCACCGCTAAACCTTTTTCGCATCAGGTTTGGCCGGACTCACCTTCTCCTTGGGTTGTAGGGCCGGTCTGGCTTTCTTGGATTTTAAATCGGCTTGTTGATCCTGGGCCAGCAGCGCATTTAAATTGCGGGGGAGTTTTTTAAACAGAGCCTTGCGGTTGATGTTATCGCGCAGCAATTCAATGGCGATCTCGTCCGTTAGATTGTGGTTGGAGTAAACGCGAGACGTCCCGAACACGGGAACGACCACGCCTTGCTCAAATTCAAATTGCCTGGTTTCCTTGGTCATGACATACGGTCTTAATTCAAAGTTCTTGATCCGATTAATGTAGCCGGGGATTTTACCCGGGCATCCCCCACAAGCCTGGCCAAAGAGCAGTTTATGCAGCCTGAAAACCCAATCCAGGTAAGGCGCGTTTTGAGCGTCCCTACCGTTGATCAGGGTTGCCATGTCGGCCTCCTTGATAAAGGCGAGCCGCTTTCTGTCTTCAGCTCTCAGGTTTATATACATTGTCCGTTATCCATTTCAAGGTGTCATCGAAACTCTTATCCAGGAAGATTTTGGGGGGCGTGAACTCCTCTTCTCCCTCTTGTGTGGCTACGGTTAGTAAATCGCTTCCTCCGTTCTCTACCGTGCCACCGGTGTGCTCGGTCAGTTGCATACCACTGTCAAATCCGTATACCCAGAAAGCGGTCTCTGCATTTACACCCCTGTCTAATTTCTCTATGATACTAAAGACCCGCGCGCCGCTTATCAATTGCTTGATGCCGCTCAAATGAGTGGAATTTTGCTGCGTAAGGGTGTATTTATCGGTGTGAGTGTATCCGTTTCCGTAGTCGGTAATCGATAAGGCATAGGAGGCACTGCTGAGCTTCTTACCTCCCTCTACGGGGTAGAGCTTCTTCTCGGGTTTTAATACCAATTTACTAATGACCATCCCATCGGTAGCCAACTGTGTCGCCGCCCGGTCAATATCCTCGAAGTTGCCGTACCATTTCCTTTTGATGCCAGCCTTTGAGATGGGACGCTCGCAATCTCTTAGAAAGCCTACCGCTAACCTGGAATCACATGTTGCCATTTTTCACTGTCTTTAGAGGTTATATCGCTGCTTTGAACGCATACGGGTTGACGATTTTAAAATCCATCCGGTAGCTGCCTTTGATGTAGAAGGTCTCGTCTTTGCCCCCTGGATATTCAAAGGTCAGATTCGTTAGGGATTCCTCACTGTCTATTCCTATTTGCAGGTTCTCTTTTTTGGTGTAGATCGCAAAATGGGGTAAGTGCGGCTTACCATTTTTGGTAAAGTACCGCTTGTTCCAAATGTCATAGTTCTTGTAAGGCACTATTGTCTCCCCGTCTACCATTAGGTTTCTCAGCCCTTTTTGTATCTCATCCTTTGAGCTTTGGAGGGAGTAATAGTTTTTAAAGTAGCTAGCGTAGTTCTTGTACAGTTTATTGGAAGTCAGCAGCATATCTCCTGTAAAGTTATCCGAATCTACCAGCTCTTCGTAGAGGTTCTTTGCGTAGTCTTGTGTGAAATCGAATGGCTTGTCTGTCGCGTTCTGCGTGAGTTCAACGAAATTATCCTCGAACTCGTCCATCGTTTTAAAGTACTGGAGCGTGGGGATTAAACCCTTGTCGATGATCTTAAAATAGATTTCTTTGGCCGGGTTTGCTAGTATGGATTGTCTTGCGATGTTTTCGTCCCCGAAGAGTGTGATCCGCTGAAAATCCATCAGGATAGCATCTACGACGAGTTCTAAGATAAACTTGAAAAAGTTTGCTTCATCCAGCTTGTGTTTATCATAACCTTTGGCCAATCCCCACTGCGTAAACTTATTCTCAAAATCGGTGTAGCACCAGTTTAAGCATATCCTGACAGGCCTGGGATCCCAAAACTGACTAAAGGCAGGGATCTCTGGCTTTGTGCACTCACTTCCGCATCCTTCATCGGGTATTGAAACCTCTTCAATCCCGGTTATGCCACCCACTTGCTTACGTGCCCTGATGTCTTGAACTACGGTAAAGAATTTGCTGTGCTCTTCGTAAAAGAGCTTGTTTTTGATTAGCTCCGAGACTTCCTGCACGAAGCGTTCATCGCTTGCCAGCTCTTGGAATGTTTTCTTTAGGTTAATCATTTCTCTTGACTTTTTCTCTTCTCTAAAGTCTCTTTAATCTTACTGTAGAGACTCTTTGCATCGGAGGATGTCCCCCTTTCGCAAGCCTTTTCTGTATCCTCTGCACTGGGCACCGGGTAAGGTGCGGATTTCACCAGGCGTTTGTGCTCGGTGAAAGCTTTTTTAAGCGCCACCAACTGCTCGGTGATAAGCCCCAGGGCCTGTCTTTGCTGCTCAGCCTCTTTTTTCTGCTCCTCAAGCTCCCGCCTCAGTGATTCGGCCACGCCTTCACTGGAGGATGTCTCACTCGTTTCGGGTTGCTTGATTTCGGTAATGGCACCACTGGCTGTTACCAGTGTCCTGCCATTGGGCAATAAGTGATCTCCGTCACCTATCGGATTGCCCTGGCTGTCTTCCACCGGGTCGCCTACTGCGGGTTGCTCAGCGTCGGTCATAACCGTTACTATCGTGCCATCGGCTAGCGTAAGGTCAATATCCTTGACCATACCCAGCAACTTCTTAGTCCGGGTCAATAGGTTCATCTTCTTCTTGGATTTTAAGTGGTTTGCATATCGTTTTAGAAAATTATCCAGGATGGAGGCGTCCTTTTCAATGGCTTCAAACACCTGGGGATTCTCATCCAAAAAGCGAGAAGCTAGGATACCTAAGTCCGAGCTGGATTTGAAAAGGCTATCGGTAGCAGCAGGGGTGTCGACCAAGTCAGAGGCGATTAGAGACTCAAAGCAGTACTTTTCGACTGTTACCTCCTGGCCCTCCACCTCTTGCTTTTCGACCTCAAGGCCGGCTGTAAAGTGGATGGAATTGCCAAAGGCGTCCGCGTTCCTATCGGCCATCTCCAACAGGTAGTCATACATGGAAACACCCTTGCCCTCCACCTGTGTCTTCTTGGTGATGGGATCCAGATGCAAGTCGGCGATGACTTTGTACTGCTCGTCATCACCACAGGCTCTAAAGTTCTTGTATCGCCCGATGAAAGACCCCAGGGTCGTCTTGCACATATTGGGATGCCCGAAACGGGATTTAACCCCCTTTTCCTGTGCGTTGCCCGCATCGATTAAATCGTTGAGAAACGCAGGGGTAAAAAAACCGCCGTTTTTATCTAGTCCTTCCTGCAGGATGACTACGTCCTTAATAACCCCTGTTTCTTTGTCCACCCTGACAGCGGGTTGGGCTACCTGGACGTGCTTGAAATGCTCCTTTGCTTTCATAACGACAAAGGTAAGCGGTCAATAAGGTAAGTAGTAGGTAATATTTTTTACCTAAATATTGAGTGTGTGGGATAAAAATAATTATGAACTGCTGCCATCGAGAAGCCTCCCCTCTCCTAGATTTGGTTTTTATCAGATAATTTTCAATACCTTTACCTCATGCAATGGGTGTTACTAAGCGTTTTCCTTTTGGCGGCTCATCTTAAGGTTTGTATCGGCTGTTTTATCCGAAGGAACATGGCCCCTATATCATGGCTCACGAAGAGAAGGCGGAATAACGATAAATATTTACGAGGACTATCTAAAGTAGCTGAATAAAACCAACGGCGCCCTGCCCATCTAGGGGGGGTAAAACGAATTGTACTTTTTGAAAAGAGCAGAAAAGCTCGTAAGTGACTGTAAATAAAGAGATTATATCGATTCCCGATTTCTTGATTGGGTGAGACGAATTGTCCTAAACTACCATTTAGGCACCATCTTACTACCATTACTTCTCCCTAAATTACCACCTGCCTAGCAGAACCTACCATCCTCCCCTGGATATACTGTAAATACTACCATTTACAAGGTTTAAATACCTCTTTTCTGATCCTCTCTACACCTCAAACCTGAGCTAAAGCCTGGGGGGTCTTTCTCTGCTCTTTTAGGTTTGGGAACTCAGGTTGGGGATTCACTTGGGGACTCAAATCGATGTCATTTTCAAGCCGCTAAAGGGGTAGAAACAGACTGAAAAAGCACCCAAAACGCACAAAAACAGCGCGAAAACACCCCCAAAATACAACTGAAAAAAAGCATAAAACTTGAATTTAAAAAATTGATAATCAATGAATTAAAGGGGTTTCGCTGAAAAACTGTGTGAGGAAAGTGCGCCTTGGCTTTTGCAGGGCTGTGAGAGGGGGTGGGCTTGGGGTGTCAAGCAATAGGTAGGCACCAGACCTGCAGTAGCAGAACAATTAGTTAATAAAACGGATGATGCCCAAGACGATTGCTAGGGAGCGAACCTCTTGTAAAGGCAGCTCAAAGCAATCATAGTCTACATTATCGCTTATACATTTTATATGATCTCCCAAACCGGATTTTTTAATCCTTTTGATCATAGCGCCCTGTACGGTATCTAGTACATAGTCGACCCTCAAATAAGGCAGTAGGCTATTGATTATCAACAAACTAAGTGTAAAAATACGGATAAAACCTCTTGCTAAAAAGACCGGGTTTTATTAACTTTGAGCCTAAAACCCGGTCAAATGCGCCCCAAAAAGCAACCCCAGAATCAGCTGAGTTTTCTAGCGCCCTCTCTCAAGGAACAACTCAATCCAAAACACCCCCTCTATCTGCTAACCCATCACATAGATTGGAACTACTTCGAGGGGGAATTCGCCCAGCTCTATTCCCATAAAGGACGCCCAGCTCATCCCATACGCCTTATGGTCTCGCTTTTGATTCTCAAAGCCCTCTACAACCTCTCTGATGAACAACTCGTGCTAGAGCGATGGGAAATGAATGCTTACTTTCAATATTTTAGTGGTGAACAGCATCAAAAGTGGGGGGCTCCCTGTGCATCCAGCGATTTAGTCTACTTCAGAAAACGCATAGGCGAAAAAGGGGCAGAGAAGATCCTTAAACATTCTATTGAAAAGCACGGCAAGCACAGCCAAGAGCCTCATGTGAGTGTAGATACCACTGTACAAGAGAAAAACATCACCTACCCCACCGATGCAAAGCAGTACAAGAGAATAATAGACAAAGCTGTGAAAATAGCCCAGACCAACAAGATAAGCCTTCGCAGAAGCTACAAACGTACAGCCAAGCAATTACTCAGAGCCACGCATAATTCCACACATCCTAGGCGAAGGGTTAAAGCGCAAGCAGCCAGGGGTAAACTAAAGACCATCGCAGGGCGGTTGGTCAGAGAACTCGAGCGACACTTACCGGCAGAAGTGGCTAAGCAAGAGCTGACTCTTTTCAAAAAGGTGCTGGCTCAAGGCAAATACAGCAAGGAGAAATGCTAGAGTTTACACGAGCCCCAGGTGTATTGCATGAGCAAGGGCAAGGCGCATAAGAGATACGAATATGGATGTAAGGCTTCGCTAGTAGTCACGCAAAACAGCGGAATTATCGTGGGGGCCATGACCTTTGCTCGCAACCGCTATGATGGGCATACCTTGGAAGAGGCACTAGCGCAGAGTCAGCAACTCACAGGGCGCAGGGCTAAGAGCGCCACAGTGGATAGAGGCTACAAAGGCACAGGGTCGCTCTTAGGTACACAGATCAACAGGCCAAAGCCAGCATCGAGCAAGGATACGGCCTATCAACGTAGAAGGAAGCGCAGACACTTTAGCAGGCGTGCGGCTATAGAAGCGGTGATAGGACATCTCAAGAGCGATCACGGAGCCGGTCGCAACTACCTCAAGGGGGCATTAGGAGACAGTGTAAACTTTATAATGGCAGCAGCGGGATTTAACTTCAAGAAGTTGATGAAAAAGCTCAAGGGGGAGCTTTTTTGGCACTTCACACAACTGAGTTATCCTATGAGGTTAGGCTTTGAAAGGTACTTTCTGCTATTGGAACAATAGCATTGACAAATCTTTCTCATGCTACTTGAGGATAGATCACGAAAAAAAGCCTTTCTTGAGGGCCGACTACATAGACTTTGTTCCATTGAAAGAAGGTGCCTAGGGGCAGCTTTTTACAGGCGACTATATCACCACTTACATATGTAGGAGACATAGAATCACCTTTTAATCTAATCATAAAATCGGCTTTTGACTCGTTAAACTCGGGTACTACATACCTTACTTTGATGTGGATTTTATCGGCGGCTTTGACTTGGTATTTAATGACCAGACTATTGCTCCGAGCTTTTATTATAGACTTTTCACCCCTTAACGATGCAGATTACTGGGTAAATATCACAGGACAAAGCATGGCTCCCATTATCTCAAACGGCGATCTGGTAGCGCTTAAAAGGGTTGAAAACTGGCAGGAGTTTATCTTATTTGGTGAAGTCTACGCACTCGTAACCGATGAGTTCAAGACTATTAAAGTAGTGAATAAAGGCCAAGACAAGCAATACTTCAATTTGGTACCCTACAACAAATCCAGTGATTTTTTTGAGCAGCAAATCCCTAAGCATTTGGTGAGGCATGTCTTTAAGGTCAAAGGCAGCATCAAGAAGTTTTTCTAGGTGTCCATTAGGCACTTTTAGCTTACTTCTATTACTTTAATGACTTCTGCTTCTGCTAGCCCACCCTTACCTATTGCTTGACACCCCAAGTCCACCCCCTCTCACAGCCCTGCAAAAGCCAAGGCACACTTTACTCACACAGTTTTTTCGGCTTATACCTTTAATTCATTGATTATCAATTGTTTAAACTCAAACTTCAAGCTTTTTTCAGTTGTATTTTGGGGGTGTTTTCGTGCTGTTTTTATGCGTTTTGGGCGCTTTTTCAGTCCGTTTCTACCCCTTTAGCAGCTTGAAAATGGTATCAAAATGACTAACCTAACGACTAACCAACCTCAAACGAGGTTATTGGCATTGTGCTCAAATCCGGGTTTAGGGAGAGAAAAAACAGGGGCCTTTAAACCCCGTGAATGGTAGTATTTACAGTATATCCAGGCCGAAATGGTAGGTTCTACCAGGCAGGTGGTAATTTGGGGAGAAGTAATGGTAGTAAGATGGTACCTAAATGGTAGTTTAGGACAATTCGTCTCACCCAAATCAAGAAATCGGGGATCGATATAATCTCCTTATTTACAGTTACTTAAGATCTTTTCTGCCCTTTTCAAAAAGGACAATTCGTTTTACACCCCCTATCTAATGGCCCGGCTCAACACCTTTTCTGTATTGCCATTTCTCAGTAACTCATTCTTAATCAATATTCTAAGTAGGTATCTCATGATTCAATATTTAGGTTATGTCGATAGAAAGGCCTTATAGTTGGGGCTTTCCGTAATTTTGCGGGTTACGTGTATTTGTAGCTGTTACTAATGATTACATAGCCGTGTTGTTCTTTGTTTAGGCAAAGATAGCGATATAAATTTATATGAAGCAAGAAAAATCAATAAAGTTTTCTCCTGTCAAAGATCGAGTTCTACAAGTAATTGATTCAAAGGGAGATAATCCCAATAAGTTTTATGTGAGGTCAGGTGTTACAAGAGGGGTTTTAACTCAAAAAAACGGTATATCAGAGAAGAATATAGCGAGGATACTCGCAACCTACCCTGATCTAAACCCTGATTGGCTCCTGACCGGCAAGGGCCCGATGCTAAGAGGAGGATCCAACACACCGGACACTCCCGCAGCTACTCAAACCCCTGCCGAGCAAGCTAGCCCGATCAAAATCCCCTCCAGTCAATCAGACGCCAGACAACTGGCCATTCACGTACTGGATCATGTCAAAGAACTAGAGCAGCAACCCATCTTCATGAGTTACATTAAGCAAAAGGCCTATGAAATCGCACTGGACATCGTCACCGAGAAGCTCCCCAAGTGAGCGCTGCCTCTTTCCATACCTCTGTAGGTTGCAATCGCATTTGTCATCACATAAGCGTGCTGTGATTTGTTGGAACAAAGGTATGACTTTATTTTAAAATAAATCAAATGTTGCAATAAAAAATATTATTCTCCATGGGTGCAACTGAAAGAATGAAGGAATATATTGAAAGTAAAGGAGTTACAAAGTATAAGTTCTCCCAGATAACAGGCTTATCAAATAGTTTTCTCAATAACAGTAGCAATATGGGAACAGACAAGGCTGAGATTATTTTATCGCATTACCCTGATCTAAGCCCTGAATGGCTCTTGACCGGCAGGGGCCCGATGCTAAGAGAAGGATCCAGTACACCGGACACTCCCGCAGCCACTCAACCCCCTGCCGAGCAAGCTAGCCCGATCAAAATCCCCTCCAGTCAATCAGATGCCAGACAACTGGCCATTCACGTACTGGATCATGTCAAAGAACTAGAGCAGCAACCCATCTTCATGAGTTACATCAAACAAAAGGCCTATGAAATCGCACTGGACATCGTCACCGAGAAGCTCTCCAAGTGAGCGCTGCCCTTTCCATACCTTTGTGGATTGAATTTGTCATTACATAAGCGTGCTGTGATTTTTTCGGACAAATATATGACTTTCTTTTCAATAAAAAGAAAGGATAAAATCATTTTTCTAATTTATATTGATTCTAAATAAAAATGTCGAAGAGCAGGAAAGCCAGATTACGCCAGTTGATAAACTTAGAAAAGGCCGGTAATGCCAGGCAATTTGCTTTGTCTATTGGCTTGACAGGAGCGGCTCGGATATATAATGTACTCAATGATAAAAATGATCTTTCCGAGAAACTAGCGTTTCTCATCACCAGCAAATACAAGAATTATTCGACCGAATGGCTCCTGACCGGCAGGGGCCCGATGCTGAGAGAAGGATCCAGTACACCGGACACTCCCCCAGCTACTCAAACTCCTGCTGAGCCCGCTGCGCCTGACCAAACCGGATTTAACAAACCCACCGATTCCTTCTCCACAGCATCCGGTCACCTGGACGCGGAGAAACTTTCGCTTTACATACTAAATCATGTCGAAGAACTAGAGCAACAACCCATCTTCATGAGTTACATCAAACAAAAGGCCTATGAAATCGCACTGGACATCGTCACCGAGAAGCTCTCCAAGTGAGCGCTGCCCTTTCCATACCTTATATGGGCTGCAATTGCATTTGCCATCACATAAGCGTGTTGTGCTTTGTTTGGACAAAGGTAATATGCAAAAAGAATATAAGTCAAGCTTTTCAAAAGGTTTTTATTCAAATTGATCATGAAAGTAGATAAAAAGCTGATACTCAATAAGATAAAACATCATTACAATTTCAGGTTTGATACCGAGTTCGCTCGTTTCCTAGGTATTAATCCTCAGACATTCGCGTCTTGGCTCTCTCGGAATTCATATGACATTGAATTGCTGTACTCAAAATGCTCTGATCTAAGTCCCGAGTGGCTCCTGACCGGCAGGGGCCCGATGCTGAGAGAAGGATCTAGTACATCAGACACTCCCCCAGCTACTCAAACTCCTGCTGAGCCCGCTGCGCCTGAACAAACCGGATCCAACAAACCCGCTGATCCCTTCTCCACAGCATCCGGTCACCTGGACGCGGAGAAACTTTCGCTTTACATACTAAATCATGTCAAAGAACTAGAGCAACAGCCCATCTTCATGAGCTACATCAAGCAAAAGGCCTATGAAATCGCACTGGACATCGTCACCGAGAAGCTCTCCAAGTGAGCGCTGCCCCTTTCCATATCTTTATAGGTTGCAATTGCATTTGCCATCACATAAGCGTGCTGTGCTTTGTTGGGGCAAAAATATTTCATAAATACCATTCACACAAGTGATACATAGAAAAAATAACAGTTTTTTTTCCAGACTAGATAAGTACATGGAAATGAAGGGCTTAAATGATAACAAGGTCACCATTAAAGCCGGAATTTCTAGTGGATTGATAGGGAAAGCTAGGAAGAAAGGAGGTTCACTGTCTCAAAAAAACTTATCAAAAATACTCTATGCCTATTCTGATCTAAGCCCTGAGTGGCTCATGACCGGCAGGGGTAGCATGCTGAAAGAGCAGAAGCAGTACCCAACGCAGACCCAAGAGCCTAGCACAGCGCCTTACCAAACCGGATTCAACAAACCCGCCGATTCCTTCTCCACAGCATCCGGTCACCTGGACGCGGAGAAACTTTCGCTTTACATACTAAATCATGTCAAAGAACTAGAGCAGCAACCCATCTTCATGAGTTACATTAAGCAAAAGGCCTATGAAATCGCACTGGACATCGTCACCGAGAAGCTCTCCAAGTGAGCGCTGCCCTTTCCATACCTTGTGGGTTGCATTTGTCATCACATAAGCGTGCTGTGCTTTGTTAGGACAAAGGTATGACTTTATTTTAAAATAAATCAAGTGTTGCAATAAAAAATATTATTCTCCGTGGGTGCAACTGAAAGAATGAAGGAATATATTGAAAATAAAGGAGTTACAAAGTATAAGTTCTCCCAGATAACAGGCTTATCAAATAGTTCTCTCAATAACAGTAGCAATATGGGAACAGACAAGGCTGAGATTATTTTATCGCATTACCCTGATCTAAGCCCTGAATGGCTCCTAACCGGCAGGGGCCCGATGCTAAGAGAAGGATCCAGTACACCGGACACTCCCGCAGCCACTCAACCCCCCGCCGAGCAAGCTAGCCCGATCAAAATCCCCTCCAGTCAATCAGACGCCAGACAACTGGCCATTCACGTACTGGATCATGTCAAAGAACTAGAGCAGCAACCCATCTTCATGAGTTACATCAAACAAAAGGCCTATGAAATCGCACTGGACATCGTCACCGAGAAGCTCTCCAAGTGAGCGCTGCTCTTTCCATACTTTATGGGTTGCATTTGTCATCACATAAGCTTGATGTGCTTTGTTGAGACAAAGGTAATAACTTATTTTCAATTAAAAGAGGTCATATAAACTTTTTTTCGATTAAAAAGGTGTTCATACAAGAAAGAATATTACAATACCTTGATTATAAGGAAGTTACTCCTTACAGATTTTGTAAGGACTTGAAATTTTCCATGGGGTACTTGGATAAAAGGGGAGGGATAGGTACAGATAAGTATCTGAGAATAATAGAAGCATACCCTGATTTAAACCCCGAGTGGCTCCTAACCGGAAGGGGTAGCATGCTGAGAGAGCAAAAGCAGTACCCAACGCAGACCCAAGAGCCTAACACAGCGCACGAGCCCGCTGCGCCCTGTCAAAGTAAATTCTCTAAAATAAAAATGAGGATCTTGGAATACGCTGATTTAAAACAACTTAGTAAGAGGAGAATATACCTTGAAACAGGTATATCCAACGGTGTACTTGACAAAGAAACAGGCTTATCGGAGAACAATATAGAGAAATTTATCTCAACCTATATTGAAGTCAGCCCTGAGTGGCTCCTAACTGGCAAAGGCCCAATGCTAAAGAGTGAGACTGTCGATGCGATGCAGGCGCCTCAGGTTGGTTACTCAAAAGGAAAGCAGTTATCACAGGGGATGAGTAAATCAGTCCCATATTATGACATTCAAGCTGTCGCAGGAAACTCAGGCGGTGCTGACATGACACCTCAATCGGAGGCCAATTACAATATTGATTTGCCTGCCATCTTAGGGGATGCAGAAAGCGCCTTAAGAATTTTTGGAAATAGCATGCTACCCAATTATCCCAGTGGTTGCATTGTAGGCCTAAGGCAGGTGAGAGATAACATAATAGATTGGGGCAATTTATACGTGATTGAGACAAGGTTTGACAGATACCTTAAAAGGCTCTACAAAGCCGAAGATGGCGTTACTTGCTACTCAGACAATACAGATACTTACAAAGAAGGAGCAAGAAAAGGGCTGCCTCTCTACGAAACATTCAATATCTCATCTGAGGAGATAGTAAAAATTCACAAGGTAGTGGGTGTGATACGGAGAATTGGAAACGTATCAGTTTTTTGATACACTCCCACCACGTAAACTGCTAGTGCATTTCAGTAGGTAGTCGACCCTCAAAAAACCTTATGACCCTTTGAATTTCAAAGGTTTAGCGCTTGAAGTATCTATGGAAACGCAGGCAGAAATGACCGGGTTTGTGGCATATACCTCTAAAATCCTGGTCAAATATGCCACTAAATCCAAGCACATCGTCCTTACCCGACTGCATTACACAAGGGAGCAATGGCCCGGAGAAAATGCCCGCCAGCGTTGTCGGGAATGGATTTTTAGCCCGGAGCAGCCGTAGTGCGAAGGCCGTTAAGAAAGCCCAGGACGGGTTAAAACATATGTTCTCCTGGAATTTTTCTTTTGTTTCCAAAACAAAAGAAACGAACACCCAACCCATTGATTTTCAGTGTAAAGAATTCATCCAAGCTAAACCCTAGCTCGCACCGCAGTACGGTGAAACCATTGTTGAGGGTCGACTAGGTAGGGTGTTCTTGCGACCCGTGACAAGTGAGCTTGCCACCTTTCGTTAGGGAGCTCTTCAATACAGGTACTTATCTGAATGCAACTGCAGTGCAGACATTAACCTCACTTCAGCGGAGTTCTAGGGAGGAAACTGAGTTCTAGGCAAGGAACCCAACAAAGGAAATGAGGAAATCAAAAAGCTAGTGAATCAGCTAGGAAGAGATGGGCGGGATGCAAACGCAATGCGACCGCATTAGCGACTGTGATGCAGGAAAAATCGAGATTTAATTCGCGAGCGAGATTAAAATTATATGATCTAAAAAAAAAGAAAAGAACCAAAAGAAAAAAGGGTTTTTTCTGAAGATAGAGGAAGAGAAGAGGGGGACTATAGGGGGTGAAGAATAGGAGGGTTGTAGGGGGGAAAGGAAGAGGGGAAAAAGGGGGGAGAAGAGAAGGAGAAAGAAGATCTTTTTTTACCTTCGAGTTGAAAGCGAAAGAAGCTTGAAAAACCTCAAGCGCGCTGAATTCCGATTTCGATACAAACCCGACCCAGAGGCAAAAAAGCAGCGCTTTCTCAATTGAAGTCCTTTTCAGTCGATTTAAGAGACTTTCATTCTCTTTTTAATGGTACCAAGAGAGTGTAGAAAATAGATTAGATAGCTTATTTGGGGCCTTAGATTCGATTTTAAAGCCTAGCTGAACCCTGCCAAAGCCCCCAGGGATGAAAACCGGAATAATGACGTTGACTCTCGGAAAGCTACAAAAATCAAGTCAGATTGTCGTCTCAGATCGTAGTTGGGCTCGACCATTTTCCCGGCGCCGGTAAAGAAAGATGATCTTCGCGGGCGCGCTCTAGTCTCCACAGGGGGAACTGTTCGGAAATTCTGAATGCTTGCAAACTCCCTAGAATGCCATCAGCTCCACAGGGGCCCAACTATCCGGAAATTCCAGATAGTTGTCCAGCAGTTGCTCGGAATTTCCTACATACTGCACTCTTCTGAGACATAGAATACGGATCGATTTTAGTTCGGAAAATCTAAGTTAGGTAACTCTCCTTTCTTCATGTGGTCAATTATCTTGACGACTCTATATGACCTATTGACATAAGTATTTATACTGGGGTCGAGCCTTTGTATTATCTCTAGTTCGACTTTAAGCCCATCTCCTTTAGCAAAAGCCTCTCCAGCATCAACCCTCTTATGAAAGCTCGGATCATCTATCCTTGCCATTATCTTATTTTTCTCAAAATAAAACTCCCACTTTAGTTTGATGTCAAATGAGACTCTTACAATGCTTAAGGTCGCTACTTGTGTAATGATTTTTTCGTCGTCATCTAATCTTTCCGGCTTCTTTGATAAAGGATCGAATTCTTCATGCTCGACCCTAATGAGGGTTTCTTCTTCTTTGTTTTTTACCTCATAGCCTGTTATGGAACCGTCGTCCTGCATCGTTTTGAAACTTTCAGACAAGGCATCCGGGACAGTTGGATTGTTCTTATATGTGTTATAGACCAATTTCTCTACGTAGATGATTTTCCCATGGCTGTTCTCAATTTTAACTTTGTTACCCTCAGGGGTGTTTTTCTTCTCCCTTTTACCTCTTAGAAATCTATGTAACTCGATCAAGCCAACAAAGCCAGTTACCAACTCTGAGGTAGAGTTAAGATTTTCTTTGGTGAATAGATTTCTGAGGCCGTCTAAAGCGGTTTCAATTAACCCGATATGTATCAGAAAACTTCCCTTCTCAAGAGCTTTTATCGTAATGTCGACCTTTTTCCCAGCATTCAACTCTGCATTTAAAACCTGGATGACAGAAGCCATATGTATCAGACTGCCTACTAGCACATTGGTACTAATTTGGTGCCGCTGGCTGTCAAACTTTATCTTGAAGTCGGCATTCGACATTTGGTGGTTTTCGGCTTTTGATAAGATATGAAAATTCGATTTAGCCTAACAAAAAACGCTTCTTCAGGTACGGATAATCTGCTCGTGCGCTTCGTCCTTGACGACAAATACTATTCCTCGAACAAGAAGTATTTCATCACAACAAGAAAAATGCCAACCACCAAATTAAGAGAGATAGTGATAAGCGTAATGAGAACTTTATCTGAGAGGTTGAATTGAATAAAATTAGACGCATAAGGAATTTGAAAGGCGCTAAGAAGTATCATAAACATGATACGGGAAACGAAATGTGTTAAGAGCTCAAAAGCTCTAAAAGCGTATTTTTTCCTTTCTTCCCTATCCTGTCTCTTATACTTTATATTTTCGGTCCTTTGAATGTTCGAGGGTTACGTCTACCTCTGATTGATTAACTAAAAAAGTGTCATTTTCGATTTCAGATAATGATTCGGCTTCCTCTAAAAGAAAGAGTGCGTTTATTTCGATTATCTGAGCTTTTTCTTGAGCTCATTTGTTCTTTTTTTTAAATTCTTAATGAATTTTTTGTAATATCTTTTAATAAGAGCATTATCAATTATCTTATTTTCTTGAGGCATATAAGTGAGATCCCAGGGAGTACCTTTTTTGTGTGTCAACTCAATCAATTTTTTAGCATCAATATTTTTGTAAAGATTCCAAGTCAACTTGACTATTCTCTTTTCTTCTTCATCGTAAAGTTCATCAACTTTTACTTTTTCACCGTATTCATCCAATGTAATAGATGGTTTGTCAATAAGGTCTTTTCCAAAGTGTTTGAACTCATGATAAATCGAAGGTATAACCGGGCCGTATCTCCAGGCTTCAATGGGTTCCGAAAAGAGCTCTTTATCCAATAATGACAACGAAAGTCCTTGAGCAACATACAGCAGCTTTATCAGCTTCAGGTTGCATATTGGACTTCCTTCTTCCTTTGCGAGATTCAAAAATTCGTTGGCTACTGCAGCTGTTTTTTCACTTTCCATTTCCGGAAGCTTTGTTTCTACAAGTTGTTGTTACAAAAAAGATACGGATTTTTAATGCTATTTATATATGAATAATCCGCTCGTGCGCCTCGTCCCTCACAGACAGAGGAAAGTCGCTCTGATAGATCGAGTGAGTGCCCCTTCGCGCATGTCCGACTAACTCCATGGTGATACGCTCGTCAATAAGCAGCTCCTTGGCTCGTTAGATAAATGAATACCTGGCTGACTTGGTCTTGATTTCCAGCCCTAGCGTCTCTCCAAAGCGCCGGCAAAAGTTACGCCTGAAGCAATCCGCACTATGTTTTTGGAACTTCGGCATGAAGTGAGGACTATCATCTCTGTACCGGTCTAAAATCTCTCTTGCTTGAGGAAATACCTTGTTGTTGACCACTTCAGTTGTGCGCCCCTTGAAACGCTGGAAGATTACACGGCCGTTCTTGTAGTGATCTTTGTAATTCAAATTGATCAAGTCAACAAAATCAATGCCCCCAAGGTAAAACAGTAGCAGAAACACGTCCTTGTAAAAGCAATCTTTTGAGTCTAACACGGTTTGTAATCCTTTCGAGTCCAATGCCTTACTTTTTGTCTTTTCCGAAGGGCGTAACTTGCCCACAAATGGATTTTTACCACTCAGGTAACCCTGCTCTGTGGCTTTGTTCCAAAGTGCTCGCAGAGAACGCAAATGGACATTAAGGCCATTATTCGAGTGCTGCCATTGCGCTATCCTACGTGATACATACTCGCCGGTCAAGGTCGCAAAGTCATCCTGCCCCAGCCACTTAAGCACGGACATATAGACATCTTTTGTCCTCTCAGCCATCTTCAAGGACTCTACAAACGATTGGACATCAAGATAATTGTCCCTTCTGAATTGCTTTACTAGATAATCAACACTCCAGCCTTCACGATTGGCTTTGGGCAGTAGCGTAGCTATCTTTTTGCTCCAATCGAAGTTCTTCTTTGTCGAGTAGTAAGCTGTTTTTACGTAAGTGCTTTTCTTGGTTCTCCCATCTGTGAATCTAATTTTTATTGGAAAACCAGCTGGAATCTCTCTTTGATGTACATATAATAAGACTCTGGCTGTAAGCAT